TCAGTTCGGTCTTGCAAGACTTACATCTAAATTTGTCGCCTTTTGTTGTGAACGTGATCGCGTTACTGAGATAAGCGCACCGCTATCGAGTCGCTTAAAGCTGTTCCGCATCGCCAGCCAGTGAGGCAGATACGTTTCCGTCCAGGTCGATTTAGCTACGCCCGCCAGTTCCGCCAGCGCCTGGTATTCGTACGTGTCACGACCTGCCAGCTCCGCTTTGACGTCCTGCGCCGCCAGCCAGATAAGTTTCTTCAAGCGCTCCATCGTCTTGCCGGCCACCTTCTTCGCGCCGAGCTGCTCCCGGAACTCTGCCCACGCCCACTGGGTGATCGCCACCTGGTACTCGAAGCGGATGTTCTCGCTGTAGTTCCAGAGCAGCCACGCTTTCTGGTGGTCTTCCAGCGACAGGACAGCGCGGCGCCATGATGCGGTCACGAATTCCACCGGCCCCACCAGTGCGATGGATGAGCCCTTTACGCGGGACTGACTGCCACTCATCGGCGGGCCGTCGGGGTTGACCATGCGCTGCTTATCCTTGTCGAATACCTTTTTTCTGCCCCGGCTGCGCGCCGTCGCGGTGAATTGCGCGTTCTCGGCGAAAGCTACCAGTTGCCCTTTCGTCGCCCCGCTCAGATCTGCGGTCGCCACAATGAGCTGCTGACGTACGTATTCCAGTTGCTGACTGTTCATTATGCGGCTTCCTTATGTGGCTGTATGGTTTTGGTCTGGCTGTGCTTTGCTACTGGTGGCATGCTGGCGCGCTTAACGCTTTCTGCCTGGTAACGGAGGCAGTCGTTGAGGTTCATGCCGCCTCCAGTTCGGTGATGGTCAGTTCAAGCCTGCCGCCTTTGACGATCGGCATTCTCTTCACGCTGTAGTAGTCGACCTGCTGGTCATCGAGCCAGAACCCGGATTTCGTCAGGGCATCGAATGCGGCCTTTTGCAGATTGTCCAGGTCACGGCGGCGGCGATCAGGCATGTGGCACTCGATGCGGATTTTCACGGGCGTGGTCAGGCCGATATCCAGCATTGAGTCCTTGATGATTCTGGCGACGCTGTCGCGGTACGCTTGCCCTTCTGCGCTGATGTGCGTACGCCCGCGGTTATGCCGGTAGTAGCGGTTGTTGCTCGGCGGCCACTGGAGGCTGATGCGATATTCATTCATGCTTTTACGAGCCCCTCTTTAAGCCAGATGACCTGCGTGCGCGCCATGCCCTCCAACGCGCACTCCTTTGCATGTTCCGCATCGACCAGGCGGGTGCGGCGATCAATCTCGTCGTGGCAGCTGCTGCATGCGATGGTGGCGATCAGGTCAGGCGGCTTTATTCCGGTACCGCAGAGGCCAGCAATACGGATGTGGGCCAGTACCGAGGTTTCAGCGTTTCCGTTGCAGACGCCTGGGATGCGTACCTGACATTCGCGGCCGCGTGCCGCTTTGCATAAATTAGCCATGTGCCCTCCGTGCCGCGAGACGCAGCCATTTCTGATCCACCAGGCGGGCGGTGTAGTCCTTCATGGTCGGGATGTCGGACGGATTAACCGCAGGCTTACGGTTGCGGCGCGCCGGAACGCGGAAGATTTCGTTGGTGATGACGCGGGAAAGTGGAGTAGACATCAGGCCTCCTGCTTATCGCGCAGCTGCTGGTATTCGCAACCGTTCGGAATTGTCAGGGCCAGGCCGAACTGGGCGCACCATATTTCAACCTTCTCCAGGAAGATATGCATTTCGCCTGTATCGAGGTCGGCGGTGTGGCGTGGCTCCCAGGTCGTGGTTTTCTCACCGGTGATGAAGTCGGTGTAGGTCACCTCTTCGCAGCCGAGGTAAGTTTTCTTGAGGTTGCGCTTAACCCATTCAGGGGTGGCGTCAGTGCGCCCAGATTTAATCAGATATTCGCTGATTTCCGTGTACCACATATGGCTGAGCGCGTTCTGCGACAGGCTGCGCTTCTCGCGCCACGGCTTAACCTGAAGGCGGAAGCATTGCCCGGCATCCAGCAATGGCTGAATCCGCTGGCCGATGGCCGCGAAGTTACCGCGATGGAGTTTGATGCCGTCTAAAGGCAGAGTCATACGGCCTCCTTAACGGAAACCGCAGAATGTAGAAAATCGCAGGTGCATTTCTGCATCTGTGACAAGGTGAGGAGTTCAGATTGTGGTCGCATTTAAGTCCCCTTAAATGCGCAGAAGTCACCGGAGTTGTTCAGGCTCCGATGACATGATTATGGAGGATTGATTAGTGAAAATCAAAGAGTAGTTACACCGTTTTTGCAGCTGAGATAACAGCACTCATAAGACCTTGATATGGGCCTAGGTAACCATCGATATAAAAATGACCGGAAAGCCGATATGCTCCCTTATACCAATAGATATGCCCGAATCCATCCTCATGAGGAGTGATTGTTAACTGGAAGCCAGCACAATTTCGTGTACTTGGCTTTTCGGTAGCTGGTATTTCTTCGAATTTTTCAGTCCAGATCACCATCCACTTCGAGTCGTCTGAATCCCCAAGTTCGAAGTCGTCGCCGTCAAATTCAACATTTAGATATACCTTTCGGTGCTTGTTTTCGCTTAAGAAACGCTCAAGCAGTTTCGCATCTTCTGAAAATTGCCTTAAGATGCAAATATTCTCTCTTGGATTTTTCTCCGGGAATGAAATTTCCTTTGATGAGGCAAATGCCTTGTAGGCGTAATAACAGCTTGCAATAGATACCAATACGCCAATGAAACTCAGAAAGTTCCCCAAACCTGCTCTCCCATTTTTAACTTCTGATTGTTAAAATTATGCAGCCAAGTTCAGCTCTGCACCTACGCTTTGGCTTCATTGTTACTCACCATTACTTTATTATTTTTCATTTACCTTTGGTGAGTATTCTTTTTTCCAAAAATCGTATTCAACTCGTATCGACTTACCGCAGACGGTATTGATATCCTCACTCCTCCTACTTCCTTCAGCGTTGCAACCGACCATAACAACATCTTTGACCTCTTCATCAAAGCGGGTAAATGTTGCGCTTACAGTATAATTATCTCCTCTCCAGCTAACATAAGCCTTGTCTAAGGACCATTCTGACCTTTCCAGGGGGGGATATGTTTCATTCAGGATTCCCCTAATTTTTTCGTATGCAGACCCATACTCACACCAAAGATCGTCCTCTTGGTCATTTCTATAAACTTTCATCTTTCAATCACTCCTAAGTAATCGGCGTATTTTATGCCATATTCATCACATGAAATACGCCTAAACTCATTCTATTTATGCTCCGTCTTTGGAGCCGTTGCAATCATCGCCGCCCAGCATAGCTTCGCCCGGTGCGCCGCTTGCTGGCATCCACTCATAGCTTCGTATACTTCCCATTCCTTCTCATCGCTAAAACTCTCATCTGGCTCTGATTCGAACCCATTGACGATCATATCTTCTGTCGGCTCAACTGGCACCGCCACCCACCCATCGGGAATTACCGGAGAGTTGCCATCGACACCATGAAGCATGGCCATCTCCACGATTTCAACCATATCTTCTGGCGGAACTTTGCAGTGCAGACCGATGTGTCTTTGCTGCTTAGCGTATTCCAGGATGTGCTGTAATTTGGCGCGATTAATCATGCTTTACCTCCTTGAAGCATGGCGGCGCGGCAGGCGATCCAGGCTTCGAACTGAACATCAATCCCTTCATCACAATAACCGTCAGTCGTCCGTAATGAATCCCAGCTATCGAATGGCGAACCGTGCTCAGATTCCCACCATTCTTCAAACATAGAGCGGTCCGGCACAGATACCGGCGCTGGCGCGGCGTATACCGGAATGCATCCTTCGACCGGCTCGGCATAAACAGAGCATGATTCGATATGCCCTGACTTGATGAGCTCCGTGTATTCAGCGTCGATATAGCCAACAGGATCAGCCTCGAGCGATGCCAGCGCTAGTTTCATCGCAGCAAGCGCCATAGCCGCATCTTCGTTTACAACGCCGGGCACCGCATCGCGCTCTTCTTCAAGCTCAGCGATAGTCTTTTGCAGCCATTCTTTGGTGACGTTGCTCATTGGTCGGCCTCCTGGGCTCCAAGTTTTTCCCATATTTTAAGGCTGTTATCCGGCAACAGCGCTTCACGCACGCATGGCTTGTAGTAGTGATGGAAAGCGAACGTCAGCCCGAGCTTAGTTGCACTCTGGTTCTTCGAGCTCAGCAAGCCAAGCCCCATGCAGATAGTTGTTGCAGTCCAGCCAGAGTGAAACCCGGCAGCACGTTTCATTACGGTTTCAGCCAGGATGGTGCGGAAATCAGTGCGGCCGAAATTCGTGTTTTCGAATGCTGCATTAATCACCTCATCAGTAAGGTGCGCGTCGATAGAGTTGCTCAATGGGCGGCTCCTTCTGCTTTCTTTTCATCAACGCTCCAGGCTGTAGCCAGCGCGCCAGTAACCTGCATAAACGAGTGCTTTACTTTCACCGAGAAGGTTTCTCCTGTTGCCGATACCGTTTCGATGATGGTCAGCTCGCCGCCGCTTTCGAAATCAGGGTAGAACTGCGTTACTAAATTACTTTCGACAATCACCGATCCGTCCGGCGTGTGCATTTTCAGTTTCATACCCATACCCTCCCCCAAACCATCAATACCCTTCTCATCGCCGGACTGTTTCGGCATTCCTGGCAGATCACGTTTGTTTCCGTCCGCTGAATTAACTTCGACTTGCCCTGCTTCATGCCCGGTATCGTGTCAGGGGCGAAGCGCATGCCGTAACTGGTCAGGCTGTACAGGCGCTGGCCGTATTTGCCTTCGCAGCTGATCAGGCCGTCGGCCAGCAACGTGCTCACCGTCCCGGATATCTTTTTGGTGTCCATACCGATAAGTCCTGCCAGTTTGACGCTGTTCAGGCCCGGGTTATTACGCAGGGCTGCCAGCACCTGCTCACGGATTGTTATGGTCATTGCCTACCCTCCGGATCCCATATTCACGAACGATTGCGAGCGAGATTACGGCTATTTCCCAACTCGATTTGTAAAGTGCTTTTCGCTTTTCATCGGTATCAACGCGCTCTATCCAGGCTGCATCCCCTTTCGAATACTGGTTGATAACGACATAGTCATCGCTGCATGCTTTCACGCTGCCCCCTTGGAGCGGTAAGAATCCCAGGTGAATGAGAGCGTGCATCCGCCGCCGTCGCTCATGCGATCAAGAACGCGTTCGCCGATGAATGCAGACAACTCCTCCCTGGTCTGGTTGCTGATCAGGATGGTTGGCTTCATCCGCTCATATCGGGTGTTGATGATTTCGAACATGATCAACTTCTCGGCGTCGCTTCCGAACTGCACGCCGACCTCGTCGATAATCAGCAGATCAGGTTTCGTGAAGTAACGGATCACCTCATCCTCAGTGCGGCTTGAACCTTTCGACCAGGTTGACTTGTACTCACGGGCAATTTTCAGCGCCGTGGTAAACACTGCAGAACTCTGGTGTTCTGTGATCGCATGCCGTGCGATAGCCAGTGCCAGGTGATTCTTTCCGGTACCTGGTTTGCCGCACATCACAAGACCGCCACCCTTCTGCAAACGCTCTGGCCAACGGCTTGCATATGCCTGACAGACCTTCAGGGCGCGTTTCGCTTCTTCGTTCACCGGTTCATAATTCTCCAGTGAACAGGATTCAAACCTGGCCGGGATGCTCAGTCCATCCAGCAGGCGCTCGATGTTTCTTTTGCGGGCTGCTTCGTTGATGCTAATTCTTTCCGCCTGCAAGCGGCCTAACTCCTCTTTGAGGCATTCAGGGCAGCAGCTTGGGCGCGGGGGAATTTTCACGACAGAGTTTAAGAAATGCCTGGTCCTGCATTCAAAGGGGCCATGCGTTTCGCAGTTCTCGGTGCTGATAGTTAGCTCGATATCTTCATGCTGAACTGGCGGCTGGCTCAGCTCAGTAATGCGTTTCTCAAGTTGATTGATTTTTTCATCCAGCGTCATAATCAGTCCCTCGCCCATGCAGGAATTTCAGTCTGTCCGTAGTCTTTGCCAGCAAAGTTCTCAGATACGCGAGATTGCGCGCGAGGCGGCTGCTTGGCTGTCTTTGGCTCAAACAAACCCTGCCAGCCATTCGCAATGCTCTGGTTGATGATTTCTTCAGGCTGGTATCCGCTGCACTTGCAACGCTCAAGCAGGTTGATGGCCTGGGTTACCGTCTGTTGAGACTTAATCGGTTTCTTCAGGTCGCGACGATAATCGACCCATGACTTCCAGACTGAGACTGACAGCCATTCAGGAAGGTCAACAGCAGCCGGATCGAACGAAGCCGGTTTGGGGGATTTAGGGGGTTTATTAATATTGTCTTTATTGTCTTTTGTAATAGTGTCTTTTGTGTGTCCCCATTTTGGTGACATGGTTGTCACTGTTTTGGTGACACTTTTTGTCACCACCGTAGGGACACTGTCACTACCATGGTGACAGTCACTACTATGGTGACACTTTGGCGCAGGCTTAGTGCCCGGAATTACCCACTCACTCAGGTTTTTGTTGGGCCCGATCAGCATGCCGTCGGACACCAAAACATTCATCGCAATGAGTTCGTTTTTGGCAGCGTTAACCTTCTGGCGAGGTAGTCTGGTCAGCTCAGAAAGTTGTGAGTCTGCTATGCGGTCCATCTTCTTGTTGAACCCATAGGTTTTGCGGCAAACAGCATGAGCTACCTTGGCCTGATTTTTGGTCAGGTTCGCGCCGATAAGCTCCTCATACAACTCGTTTGCCAGACGGGTGTACCCATCGTCTGTATCGGCCACGCGTTGCTCCTGTATTCCCGAAACTACAGCGGGAAAGTTGAGAATTTCTGCGGTGTTTGACATACTTACTCCCGTTACTTGGCGTAACACAGTGTGATAAGGGCCTTTGAAGTTACCGCTTCAAGGGCTTTTTCTTTTCTGGTGCCTCTCACATGACCCCCAGCATCGACGTGACCATCGTCATCAGCGGCCCTACCTGCTCCGGCATGAGGCGGAACAGCGACGCTATACCCTCGCTTACCTCTTTGAGCTTCTGATGCTCTGGAGCGTCCAGTAGCACGGCCTGCTTAGCTTCTGCACACTCTTTCATCGCAGAGGCTATCAGCGACATCGTGTCGTTCTGCGGCGCCAGGCGGTTGCGGTACTCCAGCGGAAGGACCGACATGATTGCTGGCGCCAGCTGGCGAATGTTGTTGGCGGCGTATTCGGTGTCGCCATCAATCCAGCGAAACACTTTCTGCATCTGGCGGTGCGAGTCAGTCGGGATATCCAAACCGGTGCCGCCGGTTGCCCGCCACTCTTCCACAATGAGCGCTGCGACGAACTCACGGCTGCGGCAGTCAGCTGCCCAGGCGCGTACAGCTGCGCGGATCCCATCGATGTTTAACGCCTTGGAATCAGGTTCCCGGCGATTCTGGTAAATCATCGCCGTTGGCGAAAATTTGTTACCTTGTTGATACGCAAGTGAATGCATTGCTTTCCCTTTCGTGGTTAGGGCCGCCAATCAGGCGGCATTATTTTTTGGTGGGAACAACGCATCGAGAGATGTATTGCTCCCCAGCTTATTCATCGCGTCAACCAGGCGGCGGCACGAATCCAGGTCTGGTGCTCGTATGCCAGCTTCATAGTTAGCAAGGCGGGACTGGTTCCAGCCGCACGAACCTGCTAACTCTGATTGAGTGATGCCAAGCTTCTTACGTTCGTTGGCGATATTGTTCATGCTGATCCTTTCAAGAATGGTCACTCAGCATCATTAAACACAATTCGTGATTATTAATCAACACAATTCGTGTAAAGCTTTTTAACACGGCGCGTGATACAAAATGAGAATGAATAGAATCGAAGATATAGCGGGCCGCATTAAGCGACTTCGCGAAGATAAAGGGCTGTCACAAAAGGCTCTCGCAGAGCTTTGCGGGTGGGCCTCGCAGTCACGCATAGGGAATTACGAATCAGGCACCAGGAGCGTTAGCGTTGATGATGCAACTGTAATAGCTAAGGCGCTGGGGGTTGCGCCTGCCGAGCTGCTTTTTGGCGATGACTACAAAGGCCCTTACAAGCCAGGTGATAAATACCCAGTTATAAGCAAGGTGCAGGCAGGAGCATGGTGCGAAGCTGTTGAGCCGTACACCCTTAAAGATATCGACCTTTGGCTTGAATCAGATGCTCACATTCAGGGGGAGGCGTTCTGGCTGCAGGTTGATGGTGACTCAATGACAGCACCGGCGGGTCTTAGCATCCCAGAAGGAACCTTTGTCCTCTTCGATACTGGGCGCGAGGCAATCAACGGCAGTCTGGTAATAGCAAAGCTATCCGATTCGAACGAGGCAACATTTAAGAAGTTAGTGATCGACGGTGCGCAGAAGTACCTGAAGGGTTTAAATCCACAGTGGCCATTGGTAGCGGTGAATGGTAACTGTCGAATTATCGGTGTTGCTGTAGAGACGAAGATGCGGCTGGTTTAGGCTAAGAGAATTGCATTTTGATGAATTTTCACACAGCAAAAGGATGAGAAAATGTCTGAATTAGATGTGCCATCTCTACCGGAATCCCCATTTGCAAAGCACAAAGGAGATTTGCAGCTTGGGGGTGACTCTGGCCTCGAGTGCTATGTTCTGGACGATGGGAAACGAGTAATTAGCCTTAGAACAGTAGTTAAAGCAATAGCCTCCACCGAGAGTGGAAACCTGGGCAGTTACATAGGCGCTAATGGACTAAAACCTTTTTTAAACAGCGAGTTAATCCTGGGCGAAACTATTGATTTTGCATTACCTGGAACTCAATTTAGATCCAGGGGTATTACAGCGGAAGCATTTCTAGATATCTGCAACGCTTACGTATCTGCCTTGAGAGCCGGAACGCTTGAAACCCAAAGACAGAGGGAGATAGCCATTCAAGCAAGCATTCTTTTAAGTGCTTGCGCCAAAGTCGGCTTGATAGCGCTTATTGATGAAGCGACAGGCTATCAATCTGAGCGAGAAGGTGACGCGCTTCAATTGAAATTAAGGGCTTTCATTGCCGAGGAGTTGCGAGGATGGGAAAAAACTTTTCCTGATGAATTGTGGGAAGAGTTTGGCAGGTTAACCAACTGGAGTGGAAGCTTTAACTCCCGGCCTAAATGGTGGGGGAAATTGGTTCTGGAGTTAATATATGATGCTCTTGACCCTGATATTGCTCAACACCTGAAGAAAAACATGCCCCCTCCGAAAACAGGGCAAAATTACCATCAATGGTTAACTCAAGATGTTGGTTTAAAAGCTCTTGTAAGCCATATTCATCAGGTTATTGGTATTGCCAAGACGTGCCAGACCATGCGCGAGCTCAGAGATAAAATTGCAGCTTACTATGGCAAGAAGCCGGAACAATTGACCATGTTCAATGACATTCCAGACTCTATTAAATGAAGAGCCCCGGCCACCGCGCCGGGTTTTTATTGCCCACCCATAAAGCTATCCCCCATTCTGCCGATAACTATCCAGCCTGAAGCTGATAACAACAACTATCGCAACACTACCTGCCCGCCCGTGCGGGCTTTTTTATTGCCCCTTCCTCACCAACTCCGCAGCATCCCTATTAGCTCCCTTCCCTATCACGTTTCCTGTTTCCTTCCGGTACTGCTTCAGCTTGTCGATGATGTTTTGCTGGGTCATGGGTAAATCAGCCAGTGACAATTCCATCACCGCCCGCCCCATCGCCTGAATTTTCATGCTTATACGCTCTTCATCCAGAACCATGCACATCCCTCCTGCTGTTTTTTTAAGCGTAGCACTGGTATTTAAAAAAATAAATTCCCTTTCAAATCAGCAACAACACGCTTTGTTGTCATCATTAATCACAATTCGTGTTGACCAATAAAACACAATATGTGATTATCCACCCATCGAAACGAAACATCGACAGCTGAGCGAAGTTAGCCAGCGGCGAAGTGGAGATTCGGTCAGTCGAACGGCGCGACAGTAAACCATGCGTCGGACCATAGGCGGGCTCAGGAAGAGCGGCAATTATGGCAAAGCGATTTACCAGCAGCTCTTTGCGAGGGGCTGACGGTAAACAAACAGAGGGGTGAGGGTATGTCTTCAACACGATTAACAAATGCTTTCCGGGAGCGCATCGCAAAGAACGCGCTGATCAAATCAGGTGTTATTGCAGAGCTTGAGGCTCTCCAGGTTAAGCGGCACGAGATTGCACGTGATGCCAGGGTGTTCGCGTTTGGCGGGAAAGAGAAAGCTGAAAAGCTTGATCGGCTTTACGAAAAGTTCGAGCGGCTCGAAAAGGAAATAACTGATTCAGGAGTTTCAATGTACAGCTCCGATGGCAAGAGCCAGAGCATTTTTATCTCCATCGGTGGAAGGCGGCTTGGGTGGTGCTCATATGGCGATGACAGCGAGGGATCAGGCATCCAGCTTCTTACTCCAGCTCGAGATCGCTGCATGTTTGCGGCTGACCACGAGATTGCTACACGGTTCGATGAAGTTTTCGCGGCAGAGGCAAAACTGGAAGCTCGCAAAAAAGACATCGAAAGCACGGTATGGTCGGCACTGAACTCGGTCACCACCACCAAGCGGCTGATTGAAGTCTGGCCTGAGAGCAAAGAGCTGATCCCTGACGGCGTAGACACCGCCAAGCAAACACTCCCGGCGCTGAAGGTTGAAGACCTCAACCGTCTGATCGGGCTTCCTACAGAACAGGCTGCTTAACGCGGCCTTTTTTACGCGGGTAACGACAGAGGGTAAGGCGATGAGTAAGTTCGGTTATAGCGAGGGCGAACCTTGCGAGAGAGAGGGTTGCTCGGGAGTAATCGAGCTGGAAGAGCCAGAGGACTGCAGTTGTCATCTTTCGGCCCCTTGCCACTATCACACTGATGCAGATATGTGGTGCCCGGAGTGTGGTTGGCGCGCAGCTGATGACCCTCTTTGCGTTCGTGACATTTCAGCTATCAGCGTAGGCGGCCCGCTTGCATTGATTGAAACAAAACGAAGGGTTCTCGATCCGACCAAAGTTGACTGGGTGTCAAAAATGCACAGCGGTTGCTCAATGATAAAGGAAGGTGTTTATCCAGAACATCTTACCTGGCAAGAGGTAGAGAAAGAGGTGAAGGGAACCTTCGGCGGTCGATTTGAACACTTCGGAAATGGCAAGTTTAAGTACATTGCCTACACAGACTAACCCGCTACGGCGGGTTTTTTATCGGCCATACATAGGCAGATTTTCGAGTCTGCCCATTTATGACAACCGGCGGCCATCCACCGCCCATTAGCGCAGAAGTCTTTGTTAACGTTCAGCGGCGCGGCTTAAGCGCGGAGATGATTATGAAATACACCATGAAGGTTTATAAAAACTCTGATGACCATGCTGCTTATCTGAAAGCGCGATCCGACCGCGCCAGAAATGGCCAGTCATTTGAATGGGCGGGTCACCGCTGGGCGTACGAAGTCACCAGCTTTGACGATGCCGGCGATTACGACCTGCTTTACCGGTTTGATGACAAGCCATATCCAGAAGAAGTTTCAGTCAATACAGATGACATGACGATCCGTGACTACTTTGCAGCTAAGGCTATGCAGGGAATCATCAGCAGCGAATGCAACTATGGAGCGTTTAGTGATTTAGCAAGCGATGCATACAGCATTGCCGACGCGATGCTCCTCGCTCGGGAGGCCTCATGACAGTCACCCACAACAGCAAGCAATACACCGCCAAAAAGCTCAACGATAACGAGTGGCAGCTGACGTCGGTATCAAACCCGCGTGAAAAGTTGGTACTTAACCGCTGGCAGATGCATATGGCTGGCCTCCTGGTACAGGTTGAGGTGAAGGTATGATGCGAAAGCACAAGTTGCCAAGTGCTGAGGAGATAGATTCCTTGCTGGATTACAACCCTGAAACCGGAGTATTTACGTGGAAAGTGACGAAATCAGGATGGGTTGTAAAGGGGCGGCCTGCTGGTTCAAAAAACAATAATGGCTATCTCAGAGTTGGTATTGGAAGAAGGCACTACTTCCTTTCTCGAATCGCATTTTTCTTATGCACCGGGGAATCACCTGAAGAAGTAGACCATATCAATGGTGACAGAACAGATAACAGGGCGTGCAACTTAAGAGCCGCAAGCCGTCATGAAAACTGCCTCAATAAGTCGGTAAGAAGCGACAGCAGGACTGGTGTAAAGGGCGTCTCATGGCGACCGGATGTTAAAAAATGGTCTGCACGATCAACTGATTCATCGGGGAAGAGAGTGTTTTTAGGTTACTACCGCACCATCAGAGATGCGGTGGCTGTCCTTAATGATTTTCGGAGAGAACAGCATGGTGAGTTTGCAAAAAATTAGCAGCAACTTGCACTACGGCACCACCCCGCTCATTCGCCAGTGCGTCACGCCAGGCATGATGGCAATGCATGAAGGTCGCACCTATCGCGTCTCAGTAGTCATTCAGGAGCGCAAATGGGTGTACCTGCACACCGATGCAGAAATCATCCGCCTCAGTGACTGCGTGATTGACGTCCTTCTGGACGGTCACGGCAACCCTATCCAGCACTAACAACCCTATTCAACCGATCGGCCTGGCTCAATGCGGGCGGGATCTGCACATCCAAATTTCAGGAGTTCAGCCATGAACGCATACCTCACTTACGACCGCATCGAAGATCGGCGCTGGGTTGAGCAGCAGCTCACCGACGAGAAAGAGAAGTGGATCGACGACCGGGCGCAGCAAATCATCGACATGATGCCAAAAGAGCCGTCCGGACTCTTCCACTTATCCGTACCGATTGACTCCAGCCCGTACGAAGGGCTTCGCAGCGATAAAGCTGGCGAGGCGTACAACGATTTCATTTCTGCAGTTGCTTACGCCCAGGCGGAATACGACTGGGAACACCGTACCGGCTGCCCGTTTTAATTTTTGAGGGGATTAACGATGGCAAACGAATTAACAATCACAGCGACGTCACTTCAGGAGATAGGCGTCGACGTCTCCACCTGGAGCGCGCTGAAGAACAGCATCTACCCTGGCGCCAAAGACGAATCGGTAATGATGGCCCTTGATTACTGCCGCGCCCGCCAGCTGGATCCGTTGCTCAAACCTGTCCACCTCGTTCCGATGTACGTCAAAGACTCGAAAACAGGTAAAGGCGACTGGCGCGACGTGGTCATGCCGGGCATCGGACTTTACCGCATTCAGGCAGACCGTTCCGGCGATTATGCCGGGGCTCGGGAGCCTGAGTTCGGGCCCGACGTAACTCAGACGCTTACTGGTGTCGAGGTGACCTTCCCCCAGTGGTGCAAATACACCGTTTTCAAGCGCATGCCCAGCGGCGAGATCGTCGAGTTCAGCGCCAAAGAATACTGGATTGAAAACTATGCCACCGGCGGCCGCGACACCACAGCGCCGAACGCAATGTGGAAAAAGCGCCCATACGGACAGCTGGCGAAATGCGCGGAAGCTCAGGCGTTACGTAAGGCATGGCCCGAGATCGGACAGCAGCCTACCGCCGAAGAAATGGAAGGCAAATCACTGGACGTTGATATCCGTGACGTCACGCCGCGCAGCACCACTGAAGCGCTTCCACCAGCAGCAAGCGAAGAAACGCTTCAGGCGATCACCGATCTCTTAACATCGCTGAATAAAGACTGGGAGCAAGACTTCCTCCCGGTGTGCAGCGACATCTTCAAACGGCCAATTCTTGAGGCGTCAGACCTTACTGAAGAAGAGGCACAGAAAGGGTTCAACTTCCTTCAGAAAAAAGCTAAGGCGGCAGCATGACACCCTCCCTGCTTTCACTGTTGCGAAGCGGAAAACACAGCATTCGCGACATGGCAAAGATTTTAGGCATTTCAAGGTCTCGCGTTTCATGGTTCATCGCCGAGCTTGAGCGGCGTAAATGGATAGAAGTCACCAGGTGCGCAATATGGTTTCACGATGGCACCCGTTCAAATAAGCAGAACGTATACAGGGTAAAACTATGACACCAGAAATTATCCTTGCCCGGACCGGCATTGACGTAACCACTATTCAACAGGGCGATGAGGCGTGGCACCGGCTGCGCCTCGGCGTTATCACTGCCTCTGAAGTGCACAACGTCATTTCCAAGCCGCGCTCTGGCACCAAATGGACGGGCATGAAGATGTCCTACTTCCACACCCTACTCGCCGAAGTATGCACCGGCGTAGCGCCAGAGGTTAACGCCAAGGCGCTGGCATGGGGCAAACAGTACGAGGAAGACGCCCGCACCCTCTTCGAGTTCACCACTGACGTGAAAGTCACGGAGTCTCCGATCCTGTTCCGTGACGAGAGCATGCGCACCGCGTGCTCCCCTGACGGCCTTTGCAGTAACAATTTCGGCCTCGAATTGAAATGCCCGTTCACCTCCCGCGATTTCATGAAATTCCGCTTGGGTGGATTCGAAGCCATTAAGTCAGAGTACATGGCCCAGGTGCAGTACAGCATGTGGGTTACCGGAAAACACGCCTGGTTCTTTGCCAACTACGACCCGCGCATGAAGCGCGAAGGTATTCACCACGTCGTTGTTGAGCGGGATCCACAGTACATGACCGACTTCAACGAAATGGTGCCGGAGTTCATCGAGAAGATGGACGAGGCGCTGGCGGAAATCGGCTTCACGTTCGGGGAGCAGTGGAAATGAAACGCACACCCTTCTATCGCCGGCCAGGGCGAGCCGGGCAATTCTCGGGCCTCCGCGAGCGCGTTATCTGGATGATTCAGACGCGCGGTCGCCCGGTAACCGGCAGCGAAATCGCTGAGAAGTTTGGCGTAACGCTGATTGAGTTTAACCGGGTCGCCAACGGTATTACCCGCGGATCCGGACAGATAGCGCAGATCGTTGAGTCGGAAAAGTGGCTGAACGAGGACGGCATCTGCGACCGGTCATTTAGCCTGACCAGCAAGCCAAAGGTCGTAACGCCGCAGGGTAAATCGCGGCTGTTCACCCGGCGCGCCATAGAGCAGTCGCAGGAAGGTAGACGGCAGGAATGCATTGAACGTGCGGCCCGCCGTAGCCGCCTGATTGCTCAGGGCCTCTACATCGACGAAATGGAGTCAGTGCTATGAAAGCGTGGTCACTCGAAGAGCTGGCGCTGCTGTGGCGACACTCAAACGCTGAAGTCGCAGAGATTACCGGCCGCAGCATTGAAGAGGTCGGAGATAAGCGGCTGCAAACCAATATTGAGCGTAATGGCTGGGATGTTAACGATCCGGAGCGTGCATCATGAAATACGGAAGCGTGTGCAGCGGTATCGAAGCTGCCAGTAAAGCGTGGGAACCTCTCGGCTGGAAACCTGCCTGGTTCTCTGAAATCGAACCTTTCCCCTCTGCTGTCCTCGCCCACCACTGGCCGGAAATAACCAACCTCGGCGACATGACCCAAATCGCCGATGCGGTGCGCACTGGTAATGTCGAAGCGCCTGATGTTCTGGTCGGTGGTACGCCTTGCCAGGCATTCAGTATCGCTGGATTGCGTGAAGGCCTTTCTGACTACCGCGGGCAGTTAACTCTCTCTTATGTGGAATTAGCCAATGCAATCGACGCAAAGCGCCGCGAACGCGGTGAACCAGAATCAATCATCGTCTGGGAAAACGTCCCCGGCGTACTCAGCAGCAAAGACAATACCTTCGGGTGCTTTCTGGCAGGACTTGTCGGAGAAAGCAGTGAGTTGCAGCCAGCAGGGGGAAAATGGACGCACGCAGGTTGTGTGTCTGGACCAGAAAGGGTTATCGCCTGGCGCGTCCTTGATGCTCAATTTTTCGGAGTGGCCCAACGACGCCGCCGTGTGTTCGTTGTCGCAAGTGCTCGAAAAGGATTCGATCCCGCAGCGGTACTTTTTGAGCTCGACAGCGTGCGCCGGGATTCTGCGCCGCGCCGAGAATCGCAACCGGAAATTGCCAGAAATGCTGGAGAACGCTCTAAAGTCGGTAGTCACTGGGACAACCCAGCAAACCCTCACCCAACCCTAAATCAGTCCAACAATATTGGCGGAATCGGTGCCAGTAATCAGGAAATATTCAGCCAGCGTGGTTCTGGTCTCGCATCAGATTCTTATACAGATGTAGCCAGAACTCTTCTTGCAAAAGGAAACGACAGCACCGCCGAAGATCTGGAAACTTATGCCGTCGTTGGTTCACAGACTCAATACGGGGACGAGATCGCTGGCACGTTAACTGCTCGCCATGATTCCTCGCCATGCGCTGATAGGGGAATGAACGTATTGGCTTATGGGGGAGGAAATACTTCTGGAAACATCGATGTTGCTACGGCATGTACCGCGCATGGAGTCAGAATGGATTTCGATACTGAGACTTTCGCAGTGCACGGCACGCAGGATCCTGACACCAACCGAGAGCTAGCACACACTCTTGGACGCAACAACGGGCAAGAAAACGCCTGCATTGCATTTAGCTACAAAGATAATGGCGCTGATGCAACGCCGGATCTGTCTCCAACGATTCGCGCAGGCAACCACGATAAAAGCCATGCTAACAGCGGCCAACCCCCTGCCATCTGCATCCAACATGCTTCTATCGGTCGTCACGATGCAGCTGGCCCTCAGGGCAAAGGTTATCAGGAAGATGTGGCTTTCACTCAGGATTCTCGCTCATCCGCTGACGTCGTTCAGTACGGAATGCAGGTTCGCCGCCTAACACCGATTGAGTGCGAGCGCCTTCAGGGCTTTCCTGATAATCACACTCTGATCGGCTGGCGCGGGAAGGATGCTGATGAATGCCCGGACGGGCCACGCTATAAAGCCATCGGAAATAGCATGGCAGTTCCGGTCATGCGCTGGATTGGTGAGCGCATCGCCGCAGCGCTGCCAGCGGAGAAGTTGAATGGTGATTATGGCGGAAGTAAAACACCGCTCGACCAGCGTGACCTCTGGCGCACTCCACCAGCCATCTTCGTTTCCCTTGATGCTGAGTTTTGCTTCCAACTGGATGCCGCCGCAGCGCCGCATAACGCTCTGTGCAGGAAGTTCATCACCGCCGAGCAGAACACTCTGGAAACGCCATGGGCTGATTATCTGAATGTGCCTGGCTACGTCTGGCTGAACCCGCCATACAGCGACATCATGCCGTTTGTTAAAAAGGCCGCCTCCGAGAGCGCCAATCAGATCGGCACGGTCATGCTCGTACCGGCAGACACTTCGGTTGGCTGGTTCAAAGAGGCTATCCAGACAGCCAGCGAGGTACGCTTCATCACCGCCGGGCGGCTGGCATTTATCAACCCGGTCACCGGTAAGCCAGTATCTGGAAATAACAAAGGGTCGATGCTCATCATCTGGCGACCTTACCCGCGTACACACTGCCACTTCGCAACTGTGGACCGGGACGAGCTGATGGCTTTCGGGGCGAAACTTCTCGCCCGCCGGGAGGCCGCATGACGCCAGCAAATGAAAACGCCATCCGCGCCGCCTGCCGCCGCTGCACCGAAGAAATCCAGCAGGCCATGCGCAAGAAGCCAAAGCCAAACTGGAACGAAACGGTGCCTCCCATCATCAACAAGCATCACAAGAAAATTGAAGCTCTGGGAGTTAGCCTCCTGGAGTTCGTCGTATACACAGGGCGGCTTAATCGCCGCTTCGGAGTGGAATCGTGAAAGTTTATATTGCCGGGCCGATGAGCGGCCTACCTAATTTTAACCGTGCCGCTTTTAACCATGCGCATTTTCATCTCTGGTCGAAAGGCCATATTGTTCTGAATCCCGCCCGTCTACCAGATGGATTAACCCAGGCCGAGTACATGGACATCTGCCTGTCTATGCTTCGCTGTGCTGATGCTATCTACATGCTTGAAGGCTGGGAGCACTCCGCTGGTGCCCGAGCGGAGAATGCCCTGGCCGAGAAGCTGGAAATGGAAATTATCTTCCAGGAAGAGGAACGCGCCGCATGAACAGAGCCTCACCCGTTGATTTGAGGAAGAGCCTCGAAATCGCCAACAACCTCGCACACATCGGGATTCGCTTTGTGCCGATCCCGGTGGCTACCGAAGAAGAATTCCAGACGCTGGCCGCCGAGCTATCACGACGGCTTGAGCTGATGGCGGTAGAAGCCGAGAAGAATGAAGGCGGTGCAGCATGAAGGCACTAATCACCCGGGAGCTTAAAGCTCCCTTTTTATTGCTGGCGTTCACCTTCAACCGAATTAACCGACAGTTCCGGGAGCACTGACCATGGCCGACATCATAGATACCGCAGCAGAGATTGAAGAGCTTCAGCGTAACGCTGCTCTTTCCGCTCACCGAGTAAACCGCAACGCTGTATCAGCTGAGCGTTGTGAAGAATGCGACGAAACAATTCCCGAGCCGCGGCGCGCTGCCGTTCCCGGCTGCAAGACGTGCGCGGAGTGCCAAGGCGTCATCGAGTTGAGGAATAAGCAGAGGGGGGGTCCAGTGAAAGAGCGCGGAATGATTTTTAACGCCGAGATGGTGCGTGCCATCCTCGACGGCCGGAAGACGCAGACGCGTCGAATCATGAAAAACCAGCCTGCCGGAGATTACCCAGACACACCAGCCCTAATCAGAAATGTGGATGGTGGTTTTCAGTGGTACGGGCATTACGGAGAAAGCAGCATTTTCAATTGCCCTTTTGGCGCTGTCGGCGATCACATCTGGGTTCGGGAGACATGGGCCCAATTGGGTAATGAAGACGGGTGCCCCATTGACTGGAACGACAACCTTGTCAAAGGCGGCGGGCCTGAAGCAGCACGTATTTATCGAGCCAGTTGCGAGCAGAAAGAAGGTAATTATGGCCTGTGGTCGATTCCAGATGATGCCTACTGGAAACCACATACTGACGATCTTCAGTACGATGGGACATGGTGCCCATCAATTCACATGCCGCGCTGGGCCAGTCGTCTAACTCTGGAGATTACCGGAGTGCGAGTTGAGCGATTGCAGGCCATTACCCTTGGGGATATCTGTAAGGAAATCGGCTGTGGTCTTTACGACTTCCGCCCTGCTACTTATGGATTTCAGGTGTGGGAAGAACTGTGGAAGTCAATCTACGGCGAAGAAAACTGGCAGGCCAACCCCTGGGTATGGGTAATCGAATTTAAGGTGGTGCCCAATGTTCAGGATAATCCAGCCTAACACCTGGTACACCGATCCCCACGGCGAGCCCTGCAAAATCCTCCGAGCTACCCACGAAGTCATCCACTACATCCGCAACGGTCGCACCTGCATTGCCAGCATGGGCCGCTTTAATCAGGATTTCGAGCCGCTGACCAAAGCACAGGCCGAGCGGATCGCCGAAGAAATCGAAACAGCAGAGCACATCGAAAAATTAAGGAGCATGAGACGTGATCGGAATACTCAAGCCGGTACCGGAGTCGCAGTGGCCGGTACGATGCCACAACCCCAAGCGGAGCAACGTGTGGGCTAACTCTTACTTTCTGGCCCAGGAGTTTCAGGAAGACAACGGTTTCATTCGCCTGACGGTGAATACCACCAGCATTGGCAGTTCCGGACGGTGGAAGGATGGCATCAGTTGGGATGCGCTGCAGGAGATAAAGTCATCCGTGGGCTATGGCGATCGTGATGCCGTGGAGATTTACCCGCGGGATTCTGATGTGGTGAACGTGGCGAACATGCGTCACCTGTGGATTACGCCGGAGCCAATTAGCTTCGCCTGGCGGAAGTAATTTAACGCTGCGTGCACAGCGCGCGGCATGAGGAGAGGCTATGCGCATTGAAGAGTTACCGAAATTACCGAAGCTGTTCCGCGTTATCGAGGTTGACCTGGATGTGCTGCGCAACGGGATTGGTTCTGGCTGGGGGGTTATTTTCGACCAGGACGCCGTCGTTAAGCGAAAGGTCCGCCGAGTCAAGCATGACGGCGGCTGGAAGTGGCAACTGGTTCGTGAATGGCACGATCAGGAGCTGTGGGATTATTGCTTCGAACAGGACCGGGAATGTCTTGAAAACCTCAACTACGACCTGTGCCTTATGCAATGACGCAACTGATAGCCAGTTATGAGCTGGCTATTGGGTGCGAAAGCACTGCAACGTCATCCCTTTTGCCCGGCCCCGCGCCGGGCTTCTTTTTGGGAGTTAACCATGCAATCAAACCCCATGAACTGGCTCATCGCCGCACTTATGGCGCTGGGCGCTCTCATCTCATTTCTTCACGAACCGGAAGGTGTGCAATGGCTGCTTTTAATGTGGGAGCAATAGTCCAGAAGAAGACCGGAGGACTGACGGGGATAGTCGAAAGCCTGATGGAACCGGAAAACGATAAGGCCCGGGTTTATGTCGCTTGGGATGGCGGCACTTATCAGATCCTTTACGAATACGAATTGCGCGCGGCCACTCCAGACCAGCCGCAGTTTTATAAAACGATGTCATAGGAGCGACCATGAGCGAAATGACCTTAATCGTGCCCAACGACTGGGTAACCGAAGAAAAGCTCGTCGAAATTACCGGACTTCGCCCGGGAACTATTCAGCGGGCCCGCAAAAAATGCTGGATGGTCGGCCGGGAATACCTTCACGTCTCACCGGACGGCGTGCCGAAGAAAAACAGCGAATGCATGTACAACCGAAAGGCTGTCGACCAGTGGGTTGAGAGCATGTCAAAGAAACAGCCGGGTGCGCGCCAATGAAGATCCGTTTATGCTTAGCGGGCTCTTGGACGTCAGGAGGGAATAATGGCTAAGTCAGCATACCCAACAGGCGTGGAGAACCATGGCGGTACGCTCCGCATATGGTTCATCTATAAAGGCAGCCGGGTGCGTGAAAGCCTCGGCGTGCCGGATACACCAAAAAACAGGAAGGTCGCTGGCGAGCTGCGCGCGGCGGTGTGCTTTTCGATTAAAACCGGCAACTTCAACTATGCGGCCCAGTTCCCGGACTCGCCGAACCTGAAAAGGTTTGGGGTGGAGAGTAAGGAAATCACCGTGCTTGAGCTGGCTAACAAGTGGCTTGAACTGAAACGCATGGAGATCAGCACCAACGCGATGTCTCGCTATTCATCTATAGCGCGCAACATGGTGCCAAGGATCGGCGGGGACAGGCTGGTATCTGCAGTAACGCAGGAAGACCTGCTGTTTATCAGAAAGGAATTGCTGACCGGTTATCACACCCTGAAGGCAGGACAGAAAACGCCGGTTAAAGGCCGCTCCGTCAGAACGGTAAACAACTACATGAAGATCATGGGAGGAATGTTTAAGTTTGCCGCTGACAGCGGGTATGTCCGGGTGAACCCGTTCACTGGGATCGCCATGCTTAAGCGGTCACGATGCGAGCCTGACCCGCTGACGCGCGAGGAGTTTGTCAGGATGATTAACGCCTGCGCCAACCAGCAGCTGAAAAACATGTGGTCGCTGGCAGTGTACACCGGGGTGCGCCACGGCGAACTCGTGTCTCTGGCCTGGGAAGATATCGACCTGAAAGCGGGAACGATGATGATCCGTCGAAACCACACGTTAACGAAGGAGTTCACCCTTCCGAAAACGGAGGCCGGGACGGACCGCATCATCAACCTCATTCAGCCGGCTATAGACGTGCTGAAGAGCCAGGCCGAATTAACGCGCCTGGGTAAGCAGTATCAGGTTGAAGTGAAACTGCGCGAGTATGGCCGCACCGATGTGCATCCTTGCACGTTCGTGTTCAACCCGCAGATCGCATCACGTAATGGCCGTGCCGGGCATCATTACGCAGTGGGGTCAATAAACCAGTCCTGGGAAGCGGCAATGCGACGCGCCGGGATTCGCTATCGCAGAGCATACCAGTCCCGACACACGTATGCATGCTGGTCGTTAGCTGCCGGTGCCAACCCGAACTTCATCGCGAAGCAAATGGGCCACACCGACGCGCAAATGGTTTACCGGGTGTACGGATCCTGGATGGCTGAAAATAACCAGGACCAGGTACTCATCCTCAACCAGAAATTGAGTGAGTTTGCCCCATCCATGCCCCACGCAGTGGGATCGGATGGTTATTAA